TGGTGAGAATATTATCATGTACAATTATAATATGTACACTGGTCATTCTATTACAGCAACTGATACTGTTACAACCAATACAGCATATACTACTAGGACCGAGGCAACTGAATTTGTTGGTTCATTGACTGGTAATGCTGACACCGCTACTCAGGCGGGCAGTGCAGGAACAGCAGGAGCTATTGGTGGAGGTGGATCTGCTGGAACAAAGAACACTGCAGCTGCACAAGCTGTTGACACAAAGGCAACAGTGTTGCCAACAAATTCGGTTATAAAGAACTCTTGGTTCAATTCTGCATATGGTATATTCAAAGTTGCTGTTGATGTTGGTGATGTTATTAAAAATTCTATAAACAGGTTTGTTGACTATGACGGTGTGTCAAATAGAACTTTGACAACGAGGGAAGTCAGATCCAAACTAAGAAATGCAGCTGCTCAAGCAAATGAAAGTTTTATTGGTACTACTATTGCTGAAGGTATATTGAATACAACTTATTCTAATGCTGTTCCTTCTCAGATAGGTTCTATTATTGATGATGAACCAACACCTAGAAATCCAAATCCAAAAGAGGTGTTTGGTAAGATAAAAGGTGCTGAAGCAAAAAGATTTTCTGGATCTGTTCAGAACAACGTGGTCACAATCATACCAAATCCAATCTATGACCCAACAAGAAAGAAAACTATTACCGAAAGAACTAAACTTGCTAGAGGAATTACCATGGCAAAGTTCTTTGGGAGTCATGGTGATCCTATTACGATGGATCATATGTTTACAGAAGATCGTTTTGAAACAGCAAAATATCTGTATCTTCATGCTCAACTAATGCGATCAGTAATTGAAGATGAAGGGGATTTTGATGAGTTTAGACTCGTAGTTTCAGAAGGTGTTTATAAACCTTCTGAAACAGAAACGATAGCAGCAGGTAGTGTTAATGACTATAGAACATATGGTCGTGCTATTGTATATGAACTAAGAAATCGTAAAGGTGAAATTGCACCAAATAAAACATTTAAACTTGCAGCATGGTGGAAAGATAGTCAACAGTATGAAAAGATGATATTAGACTATGACACATATAATCCAGATGGGTCTCTAAATGTACAAATTATTGTAATTATGCCAGAATTAACAGAGGGATATAAGGCAAGTTATCAAAATAGACTTGAAACAAGATACAATAATTATGTACAAGCAACAGGTGAATTGATCGAAATACTTGCCTAATTTGATTATAAATAGGTAAAAAGGAAATAAACATGCCAGCAAAAGCATTTGCATTAGAAGATGGAAATTTAAATACAACTGCTATAGCCAGTACTAAGAAAGTTGTGTATAAAGATCTTGACTTGTTCTTTTCACCAAAACCTTCTGGTGATGTGTATAAGAAGCAAGATGTTGCTGCTGTAAAACAGTCAGTCAAAAACATACTGATGACTAATTTTATGGAAAAACCTTTCAACAGTACATATGGTGGAAACCTAAATAGTTTTCTGTTTGAACTTGATACTACTGTAGAAGCTGATATTCTTAGAGATCAGATATTTGAAACGGTCACATTGCACGAACCTCGTGCTTTGATGAGAAGTGTCTACATATCTTTACAACCAGAAACAAACACTATTAACGTGAACATTTCATTTCAGGTTTTGAATTCAGTTGAACCGGTTTCTTTAGAATTATCACTTACGAGGTTAAGATAAATGGCAACTACTACTAGATCAGCAGACCTTGATTTTAATGTAATCAAGAATAGACTTAAGGATTATTTCAAAAGTAAAGATGAATTTAATTCTTATGACTTTGAGGGTGCAGGACTTAACAACCTTCTAGATGTTCTTGCCTACAATACACATATGAATGCACTTACTGCAAACTTTGCATTAAATGAAGCATTCCTTCCAACTGCACAACTTAGAAGTTCTGTACTTTCACATGCTGGTATGTTAGGGTATGAAACTCGGTCACGTACATCAGCAAAGGCTCTTGTTGAATTATCTCTTAATTTGACAAACGTTGTTGGTAGACCAGTGACCATCACCATTCCTCGAGGAACTCAATTTACTTCCTCTATTGATGGGACAACATATACATTTAGAACACTAGAATCATATGCAGCAAGAGATAATGGTTCGGGTACATATGAATTTGCTACAACTGCAGGCTCTACAGATATTCCAATTTATGAAGGCATAGAAAAAACAAAAACCTTTATTGTTGGCCAGAAAGATGAAAGACAGGTTTACGTCATACCAGATGAAACCATGGACAAATCCACTGTCCGAGTTTTAGTGTATGATAGTTTGACATCAAATACATATAGAGAATATCTACCTTTGTCTCAGGCAATTCGTATTGATTCAGAGACAGAGTACTACAGCATACATGAATCGCCCAATGGATTCTATGAGGTCAATTTTGGTGATGGAACATCCTTTGGTAAATCTCCGGACCCTGGGCAAAAAGTTGTTGTTACATACCTTTCATCAAAAGGTGAAGATGCAAACAACGGAACCTTATTTACCGCGGCCAATCAGGTATCAGTTAACAATGTTAACTATGTTTTAAGTACCGTAACATCATCAGAGTCAAGTGGTGGTGCAGAAAAACAGACCATTGAATCTATTCGGCAACTTGCTCCGATTGCATTTGCTGCACAACAAAGACTTGTTACATCACTTGACTATAAAGGAATCATAGAAACCAATTTTGCTGATGTAAAAGAGGCAGCTGTTTGGTCTGGGGATCAAAACATACCACTTGACTACGGTGCAGTTTATATTTCACTTAACTTTAAAACCGGAACTGCAACAAGTGTACAGCAAGCAGTTAAAGACCAGATTAGAGCAAACTATGTGAAGAATCTTTCTACTATGTCCATGACACCGAAGTTTGCTGACCCTCGAGATGTGTTCCTAATTTTAACAACATCATTTAATTTTGATCCTGCACTTATCGGGACCTCTAGCCAAACACAAGAATCAAATATCATACAATTTATAGTGAACTACTTTGCAAGAAACCTAGAATCATTTAACAAGGTATTCCGTAAAAGTAATCTACTCACAGAAATTGATGCTCTTAACAGAGCAGTTTTAAATACAAAGATTGACATAGAAGTTCAGATGCGCGAAGAAATTACGGCAGCTGCTTTAAATACATTTGAAGTTCAGTTCCCTTGTGCAATTAAAGAACCAGATGATCTATTCCATAGAATCAGAACAGAGGCATTTGAATTTAACGGACTGGTCTGTATTATAAAAAATAGACTACGAACAAATCAACTTGCTATATTTGATCTGGATGATAACATTGTACTTGATAATGTAGGCAGTTATAATTCCAGTACCGGTCTTGTTTCTTTCGTAGGATTTGAACCAACTAGACTTTTAAGTGGTGAAACATCTCTTAAAATCCAAGTAACACCAGATAATGACTCATCTATACAACCACTTAGAAATATGATACTCAAATTGGAAACTGATAGATCATCTGCCACAGCAGTTATTGATCGGCAAACAGAAACACTTAAAGTAACATAATGGCTCATTCACCAAACAATTCAGAAACTCTGAAGGACTTTAATCGCCTTCCTGTTAACCTCAGGAAAAGTGCCATATCAGAAGCACTTCCAGAGTATTTCCAAGAAGATTATCCCAACCTAATAGCTTTTTTAGAAGGATATTATGATTATCTTGATTCTGATGAGCAGTGGGGTGGTATAATAAATGAAATTGCAACAATACGAGATTATGAGGACACTGAACTCGAAAGGCTAGATTTTCTTTTTGATGAGGTAGGCCTTGGTATTGGTGCTGACTTCTTTAATAAACCAAGGGAGGTTATCAGAAACTTTGGTAACTTCTTCAGGGTAAAAGGTTCTGAATACTCTGGATATGGTTTCTTTAGATCTTTCTTTAATGAGGAAGATGTTGAAATAATATATCCGAAGAATGATCTGATATATGTTGGTGTAGATGAGATCGGTACAGAGTTTGGTAAAAGAATCCATGACGGTAAAATTTATCAGGTGTTTTCACTCCTTGTAAGTTCTCCCTTTCCTATCCATGTTTGGGAAACATTATGGAGAAGATATGTACATCCATCAGGGTACCATCTAGCAGCCGAAGTTGTAATTCTATCAGACACACCTGTTGGTGTAACAACTGAGGAATCATTACCTGAACTTGATCCTCGTGAAAAGGTTCACTCTAGTGCTTCACTGGTATTCGGTAGGATTGAAGGTGAGGTCACCGGTATCTACGCTGATAACGATGATAGGCAAGGTTATGTTAATGCTGGTTATGTCAATCCTGGATACTTCCAGATTGTCGATGACGATGCAGATCATGCACCAGAAAGACTCAGTGTATACAAGACACCAGAGAAATTTGGTCTTTCGGAAACTATCCGTTATATCGACACAAACTTTGCAGATGTGGATCACTGGGCTGGTTTCCATCTCACATACGACGATACATTCACGAAGTTCTCAAGTACTTCACCATTTACTACTTTCGATGGAACATATCATGTTAAAGCATCTGACAGTGATGGACCGGTATCGCTGTATAACTATTATAAATAGTGGTATTAAATAAGGAACTTAAAAATGGCAAGACAAATAATAGCAGTCGGTAGTGCAGGGAACGACGGAACAGGAGATACCCTGCGTTCTGGTGCTATCAAGATGAATGATAACTTCGAAGAACTCTACAGAGATGTTTCCAATCTGGGTGTTCTCGTATCTGATTCAGCAGGTGGGTTGAATCTAGAAGGTATTTCTTTTGATCAAAGAAGCGTTGTGTTTATCGGTGTGGATAGTCCAAACTCAACTCCATCCGACACGAACGAAACATTCTTGAATGCAACAGAACCTACAAAAGACAACACTATCACCTTGCCAGATAGTTCAGGTACAGTTGCACTTTTATCTGATATTTCAATTAATCCTAATATCCTTGATTCTGCCGCTATCTTAGCATTTACAAGTTCTCTTGACTCTGCAAAAACAATCACCTTGATAGGACAAAATTCTATTGATTCAGTTGGTGTGATTGGTCTTATTGATACAACATACATAAACAACAGGGTTGATCCAGGACTTGATTCAACTTTAACTCGTCAAGAAATTGATACATATGTAACCAAAAATTATTTGGTATCGCGCAACATTGTATTGGATTCAGCAGATGTAATTGCAATACACAATCAATTAGATGTAAATGCTTTTGATTCAGGTAATTTTAATCAACTACTTCAAGCGGCTGAAGTTTCGATAATACCTAGCACTCACAATACTAGATCACTTGGCACAAATACAAATAGATTTTCTAATGCCTTTATTCAACAATCAGTGGAAATTGATAGTGCAAGGTTAGCTTACACTAGTGGCCAACAAAGGTTACAAGTCACAAATATAACAGGTATAAGAATATCTGATGGAACCGACTCGTCTGTATTATCATTGGCGGGAACTGGTTCATACAATACAGGTATCAGACTTGCATTAGGACAATATGCAGAGGCATCTTTACCATCTGATGGTATAGCAGGAGACCTAATTATTATCACAGATGGTGATTCAGCAACAGGTGGTCCAACTCTTGCATTCAAAGACAGCAACAACGGAACTTATATTAAATTTAACACTGCCTGAGGTGGTGGTTGAGGTGGATTCTAATCCATAAGGAATAAAAAATGCCAGCAATTATTACAAGACAACTTAGAAAAATTTTAGCAAGAAACTTCTTTGACGGTTTCAATCTAAACAGTAACAACTATTATGTTGGAATTGGTCGTCCAGAGCAGTGGGATTCATCCGACAATGTTCCTGTACCAGAGGACACAATTACTGATATCAGACAGGTTCGTGACCAACTGATGTCCGTAAAAAAGGTTCAGGCTGTATCACAGGTTGTTCCAAGAAACAACTGGATCAGTGGTACAATCTACTCACAGTATGATGACTTGATTTCAGGATATCCTACACAGCCATATTATGTAAAAACTGATAACAATCAGGTATTTGTGTGTTTGGAAACTGGTAGAAATGCATCTGGAACCATCGTCCCTTCAACTGTTGAGCCGCAATCATCAAATGACAATTCTTTCAGACTTGGTGATGGATATGTTTGGAAGTTTCTATACACCATATCTGCATCATCTGCTAATCAGTTTATGTCATCAAATTTTATGCCGGTCTCTAAACAAGGTGTAACTGATTCAAACTCTACTGGCATTGAGTTACGTCATGAATCAGTACAAAATAACACCAAACCGGCAATGATTACAAGCATTGTCCTGACAAATGGTGGTACCGGTTACACGTCTAGACCTACGGTCGGTATCACCGCGCCGACAGGTGTTGGAGCTTCTGCCTCTGCATTTATTGATTCTGGATTAGGTATCGTGACCCACATTACCATAGATGCAGATAGTTCTACTCTTGCACATGGCGCTGCATATTACAACACTCCAACCATTTCAATCACAGGTGGTGGTGGATCTGGTGCCACTGCCCGAGCAGTTGTTGCCCCTGATTCAGGCGTCGGTAGAGATGCAAGAGAAGATCTAAGGTCAACTGCCGTTATGTTCCACTCTCAGTTAGAGCCAGATGACAGTGACTTTATTACGGGTCAAGACTTCCGTCAGGTTTCACTGTGGAGAGATCCAAGACAACAGAACGGAGCACTATTTACGGACTTGACTGGTAATGCACTAGATAAATTAACATTGAGCAGTACCGTGACTGCATTTACTCGTGATAAGAAAATGGAAGGTCAAACCTCGGGTGCAATTGCATTTGTTGATCACATTGATTCAAATGAGATTTTCTATCACCAAACAGACAGCACAGGTTATATTGCTTTCCAAGATGGTGAAGCACTACAGGAAACAAATGGTGCTGGTGACGGCATAATTGACTCTGCTCTTATCAAACCTAAATATGATAAGAATACCGGTGATATTTTGTACATAGACAATCGTGCAGCAGTCCTAAGAGATACCACACAAACCGAAGATGTAAAAATAATTATTTCGTTCTAAGGAATAGAAGATGGCAAATACTTTAACGCAAACCCTTTTTGAAACCAAATACAAAGACGATTTCAAAGATAGTGACCACTATCATAGAATATTGTTTAACAGTGGTAAGGTTCTTCAGGCAAGAGAATTAACTCAGCTACAGACCATTCTGCAAAAACAGATCGAGCGGTTTGGTACAAATATATTTAAAGAAGGTGGTGCTGTACTCGGTGGTGGTATTACCGTAAACACAAGATATGAATTTGTCAAACTCGATACCTCTGTTAATGGTTTGCCGGCCACACCTAACTCATTGCTGGGTGTTACTATTACCGGTGCTACATCAGGCATTATAGGTAAAATTGTAGAGGTTGTTCCTGCCACGGGTGGTGATCCAGCCACAATTTATGTTGAATACACAAATACAACTGCAGGTGTTGCAGGGGCAACAACTCCAATCCGGTTCACACCTGGTGAAAACCTGACTAACTCTGTTTCAACTTTAACGGTACAGTTAACTAACACTGTAGCAAATCCTGCATTTGGTACAGGAAGTAAAGCATCAACAAATACAGGTGTATTTTTTACCCAAGGTAACTTTGTACAGGCTGATGCACAAAGTAAAATTATATCAAAATATACATCAAACCCTTCACTGAATGTTGGATTTAGAGTAGCACAAAGAATATTTACGGTAGACGATGATCAGGGGTTATATGATAATCAAGGGGCACTTCCAAATCTTACTGCTCCAGGCGCTGACCGTTATCGCATTGACTTGACACTTGCACTTGAATCAGAGGTTGATTCAGATGAAATTTTTGTGTTCTATGCAAAAGTCCAGAAGGGTAAGGTCATTGAGGTTGTATCATCCGATGAATCATATAATAAAATTGAGGACTTCAGTGCAACCCGTATTAAAGAAATCAACGGTGACTTTATCAAGCGGCCATTTAAAATCAACTATGAAAGACATCCGACTGATTCAGCAAATAAGTATTCTCTAAGAGTTTCTCCAGGTCTTGTATATCTCAATGGTTACAGAAACGAATATGCCGGATATACATCTCTTGATGTGAATCGTGCTGATGATACCGAACAAATTACAAATGATGTGATATCTATCGGTATCGGTAACTATCTACTTTGTGATAGTTCACTTGGTGTTCCTAACATTGATGAGTTCGAGCAGTATGACTTGATGGCCGGATATCGGTACAGTGGTGACAGCCTTGGTACTGCTAGAATTAAATCAGTTGAAGAGGATGGGGCAAATATCCGATATTACCTGATGGATGTTCAGATGAATGCAGGTAAAGATTTCCGTAAGGTTCGTTCAATCGGTATCAACAGTACAAACTATGCAAATCCAATTTTGGAAAATGCAAGTGCTATATTAAAGGACAAAACAAACAACACTCTTCTTTATGGATTTACACACCCTCGTGTCCAAGGTATCGTGAACACGTCATATAATGTTCTAAGAAGGGACACAAGAACAACCGATGGTTCCGGTAATGCTTCTTTGCCAACACTTTCTGGTGGTGAATTATATGCAGATACAACTGACTGGATCATTGCAAGGACAGATACCGGTGTGTTAATTAGCCCGTCCATTACATTGATTGGTGGTGGAACTGGTGCAACAATTAGTGGTGCACCTACTTCTACAAACCTTGAAATTCTATATAAGAAATCGGTCAATGCAACAGCAAGAACAAAAACCATCACAAATACAACTGTCACAACAACCGTGACAACCCCTGGAACTGGTGCACCATATATCTCACTTGGTAAGGCAGATATCACAGGGATTGAAAGAGTTCGTATCACTGATTCAGACGGTCAAGATGTACAGGCAAGGTTTGTTCTGGATAACGGACAAAGAGATAACTTCTACGATGTCGGTCGTTTGGTCCTTAAAGGTAACCAAACTGCACCAACAGGTAACGTCTTTGTTCGGTTTAACTACTATGCACATGGTTCATCAGGTGACTTCTTTGCACCATCATCTTATCCATCACCTTACAACAAGATTCCAAAATACACCACTACATCAGGTAGAACATATGACCTGAAAAATGTATTTGATTTCCGTTCTCGTAAGGATGATACAGGTGCAAACTTTAGTGCCGCAACAGCAAGAGTAAATTCCCTTCCGACAAACACCTCTTTGGTAACTGCAGATGTAACTTATTATCTTCCTCGCTACGATAAGTTGATTGCCACTAATCCTCTGCAGTATCTGGAGGGTAATTCAAGCTTTAATCCACAATTCCCAGAAACACCAGAAGGTGCCATAGAGTTATATCAGATTAAGATGAACGCTGGTTCCATCTCTGATAGTGACATGGAGATGAGAAAGGTTGAGGCCAAAGGGTTTACGATGAAAGACCTATCACGACTTGAGGATAGGTTGGACAATCTTGAAGAGGTAACTGCTCTCAGTCTTTTGGAAATAGATCTTAAAAACTTCTCTGTACTTGATTCAAATGGATTGGATAGAACCAAATCAGGGTTCTTGGTGGATAATTTTGTCGACCATCAGTCATCTGCAGTAGACAACGTTGAATATCGTGCAGCTGTTGATCCTCAGAATAAAATTCTAAGACCTCAGTTCTCAGAAGAAGAAATTAGACTGATTTATGATTCATCATTATCTACGAACACTATCTTAAAAGGTGATAATGTTTATATGGATTACAATCATGCTTCATATATCAATCAGGATATCGCCTCTGGTACAGAAAACATTAACCCATTTGCGGTAATCACCAACCATGGATTTACTGAACTGTCACCATCCTCTGACCACTGGAAAGAAACTAAGGTTCGTCACACAAAGGTTGTGAGTGGTGGAACAAAGTTGGATAACCAGTCAAACAGACTATTCGGTAACTGGGGATGGAACTGGGGTGGAGTTTCTGTCGGTACCAATGTAACAGGTGCAAGGACTGCACAAGAAGGACAGTTTAACGTAACACGGGTAAATCGTGTTGTATCAGAACAAACTATCCGTGAAGTCATTGACGAAAAAGTTATTGATGTTGCATTGATTCCATTTATGAGATCAGTTAAGGTATCTTTCCGTGTACAAGGTTTGAAACCAAATACTCGTCACTATCCATTCTTCGATGGTGTTTCAGTTGCTGATTGGGGTGATGGAACAGTTAACTTCTCAAGACATGCCGCAAACTCAACCGTTGCAGGTAACACAAATAATCGTGCAACAAATCATCCAGATGCACCAAATGCAGCAGACCGTGTGCTTACCTCTGATGCACAAGGTAAGGTTGAAGGTACATTCTTTATACCAAATACAGATACTATTAGGTTCAGAACCGGTACTCGTGCATTTGAAGTGATGGATGTAACAGGTGGTGATCGTGATTTCTCAACATCATCTGCCAAAGGTTTCTTTGATGCAAATGGTGTACTTGAAACAGTGGATCGTACCGTAAAGGCAACCCGTCAGATTGCAATCAGGTCTGTTGTAACAGGTCGCTCACGGATTAATCCTCCAAGTGATGGTCCAGGGTTTGGTGAACCAGGTGATCCTTTAGCACAATCATTCTTTGTAAATAAACCAAACGGTATATTCATCACGAAGGTTAAGGTATACTTTAAAACAAAAGACACAACAATACCTGTTCGTTGTGAAATCAGGCCTATGGTTAATGGATATCCGGATAACATTCCTGTTCCTGGAGCAGTTAAGTTCCTTAATCCTGTTGATGTAAGTGTATCAAATGATTCACTCACTGCAACAGAGTTTGAATTTGAAGAACCAGTATTCCTGAGCGGATTAACCGAATATGCCTTTGTCCTTCTTGCGGAATCAGTAGAGTATAATGTGTACGTTGCTGAAACTGAGAAATTTGAGGTTGGATCAACTTCACGTAAAGTTGCAAAACAACCTACACTCGGCTCAATGTTCCTATCACAGAATGGTTCAACTTGGACCGCTGCACAAAATAAGGACATAAAGTTTGAGTTAATGCAGGCTAAATTTACAAATACATCTGCAGAGGTTATCTTAGAAAATCCAAAACTTCCATTGGATCTGCTTCCTGTAAATCCATTTGAGGTTGACTCGGGTACAAACGTTGTAAAAGTTAATCAGCCGAACCACGGTTACATTGCAGGTGACACTGTTATCATAAGTGGTCTTGATAGTTCAACATCATTCGGTAACGGTCTGACCGGTGCAAGTATGAATGGTTCCAGAACTATTATTGATGTGGATGAAAACTTCTACACGGTTACTGCTGGTGACTCATCTACTGCAGGTTCGGTATTCGGTGGAACGTCCGGTCTTGCAACTCAGAATATACACTATGAAATTCTGACACCTAAGATTCAAACCTTGATTCCAAAGAATACTGACATCACAATAGATGCAAAGCTCACTGACGGTAAATCTCTTGCCGGTAACGAAACACAATACACTAAGGCCGGTACATACAGCAGAATTATCCTCAACGAAGATAACTACTTCTTGACACCTAAGGTTCTTGCCAACCACGAACGTGAGGCAAATTCAATGAGTGGTGCAAAATCTGCAACATTTAAATTAAATCTAACATCTGCAGACAGTGATTTGTCTCCTGTAATTGATTTACAGAGAACAGGTATGTGGATGTTCCATAATGAAATTGATTTTCAGGATTCTGCAGGATCGCTTGGTGTAACCGTAAACTTGAACAGAAACAACCCAATTGATTATGCCGATGAAACCGACCCTAACGGTGGTTCACATCTGTCAAAACATGTCGTGAAACCTGTCATATTGGAATCTCCATCTGTGGGTGTTAAGGTGTTACTATCTGCAAACAAACCATCGGTTGCTGACTTTGATGTATACTATAAGGTTGCAACCGAAGATCAGAACTTTGATGATTTAAATTGGACAGAAATTGCTGCCGAAGAGGTTATTCAGAGTGATGAAAATCCGGCAGTGTTTAGAGATTACACTTACTTGATTGGAGACACCGTAGGGTTTGTCGATCCATTTGATAAGTTTATAATTAAGATTGTGATGAAATCTAGAAGCAGTGCTTTGGTTCCTTCATTTAAAGATCTACGAGTAATTGCATTGGCGGTATAATGAAAGCAAGAGTTGAAAATCACAATACTCTAGTTCGTGATTTAAATAATAATGCAATATTGAATGTTGACACCTCGTCAATTAAAAAGGCAAAGATTGCTAAAAATTTAAGAAGATCACAGACGCAAGAGATTGAAGATATAAAGAATGATGTGACTGAACTTAAGTCCATGATGAGAGAAATACTGGATAGGCTACGATAATGGCAAGAAAAATACATATCGACAGTGATTATACTCTCCAGCAATGGATTGACAGTCAGAATACCATGTCTGACTATATGGGTAATCTTGACAGTTTCAGATCAGATATCTTAGATAACTTTGTGGTCACTCCTCATAATAGTTCAACTGGGGCAAGTTTTGTCACAGCATTGAATTACCTCTATGATCCATTAATGCAAAAATTGTTGGGTATATTTAACGGTACGGGTTCTACAAATTTTGATGAACTTGAACTAAGAGTAGATTCTGGTACATTCAATATACTCAGAATAGATATGCAAGACTCTACTGTTGGAAAGAATAGTTTAGGAAGATCCACTCTCTTTGCTGCCGATGCTCATGTTCGTGACAGTTATGAGGATGGAGATTCTATCGGATCAACTAACCTTGCACAAAGCATCATCAACGGTTATGTTCATCTAATACCAGATTTTAACTATGATTTGTATATTGAAAGTAATGCTACCTTTGCAAACATTGTTGTGAATGGTTCCTTCAATGCATCTCTTTTAGATAGTGCAAAGTTCAATCATTATCAGGTTGTTGATAGTTCAAGAGTTGACAAACTCATTGCTGATAGCAATGGTGTGGTCACAATATCACAAACACACATATTGAATTTTCATCCACAAAATCCGGATTTAGATTCGATAAGTGTCAGTAACGTTTTAAGAAATGTTAATCTCATCAGTGATAGTGCTGTTATCACTGATGCTAATATAAATAATTTAATCTTGGATAGTAATCTGGATTTTGACGGAATAAGATTTAGAACAGCAAGTAAATTTTTAATCACGGATTCCTCGAGTCCAGATTCAGCAAACGCCCCAGGTGTGATATATCTTGGTGGATTTAAATTAGATTCGGTGTAGAAAATGACAAGAAAAGAAGAGATATTAACCAATGCTCCAATAGGACAATGGGTAACTAAAACAAATCTGATGTCAGATTACATCGGTGACCTTGACCTGTTGGACTCAGCATTTAGGGCATATGATAGTGATATATACAAATCAAATGATTCAAATGTTGTTTTTGCAATTAACTATCTTTGGGATGCTATCGACAGCATCAACTCTTTATTAAACAGTGGTGTTCTTACACTCAAAAACATCAAGGCAGATTCAGCAACTTTTCGTATCATTAGAGCAGGTATGCTTGTTGCCGATAGTGCTACCATTGATAGTGCCTATATTCAAGACCTTACCGTTTCCGGAGTCTTGGATGTAGATAGCGCAGAATTTGATATCATCAATGTAAATACAATTAACGTTGACAGTGGTGGAACTCTTTACATTGACAGTGCAACAGTAAATTATTTAAATGCTAATTTTATTCTAACCGATAGTGCTAAAATAAATAAACTGCAATCTGGTAGCATCATCTCTGATAGTGCTACGATTGACAGTGCATTCATAAATAACTTAACGGTAAGTGAATCATTCACCTTTGATAGTAACAAATTTACGGATGCACATCTACTTACAATTAAAAATGAATCTGGCACAATTGTTCTTGCCGGATATATCTTGTCTACGGATTCTGATGTAGGAACTCCATAATGGTGAATAGAGCATTTATTGAAAACGGATCCACAGGAATAAGAGAGACAACTCTTGCTGAGCATAATAACATGCTTGGCAGGATTGCATACCTTTATCAACAAAGTCAGCCGATTACATTATCCGTTGTGGCAAGTAACGGTAACATCTCACCGAACATGACAGACACCAGGTATAAGTCTGGTACCGCTGCAAGAAACACATCTGGTGCTTGGCCTGCAGTTACATCATATCCACCAGAAAGTACAACAGGGGAACCTGAACTGGTGGTAGGTACAACTTATGATAAGATTTCTCAAACAGTCTCAACACCCACATCCTTTACAAATTCAGATTATCAGTCACTAAATATAAAACCTATATACCGTGAAACTGATGGATCATTAAGAGAAATGTCATACAATCAGATATTGGCATACTTCATTGATGGTGTAGCTGATGCCATGGTTTCAACTAACACAGTTTCAGATGCTGCGGGTGGATCCTACTTTATATCAACTTCATCATCTGTTTCTGGTGCAACAAACCTTGGTACTGTCTTTGTTGACACTCATGCAAATCTTTCTGGATATTTAGCATCTAACATAGGAACAGCCGGTACATATCAAGATGTTTTTACTACCACAACATATAGTTTGTTTAGAGTAGATTCCGCTATTTCATCTCAAAGTTCTGGGTATAGAACACCTCTTGTGGTTGACTATTCAGCAAATAGGAAGAACACTCCTGCAGGTTTAAGACATATGACATATGCAGAGTTTGATAGTTTATTCGAACCACTAGTTAGATATGCATTACACAGTGTTGCAGGATACACACTTAGGTATAATATAAATGGTAGTGGTACAAGGCAAGGTACTCAGATTGCAAACAGACAGATGATTGGTGTGAGTGGAGCATATACCAAATATGCAGCAACTCAAGATGATTACCGAGCACAAGAATTTCCTAACGGTACTCTTGTTGTACAGAATGCATTTAACCTTAATTTAGAGAGAACATAAGATGCAAGGACATAAGTTTATAAAGGCAATGTTTGCCAATAATGAAAAGAACATCATTGAATCTCATTGGCAAAGTGAAGATAATGATAATGAGGTTAGAATAGAATTTTGTCCTGCTGAAGATGGTGACGAAGTATATGAGGAAATTAAAAAGCATATGGACATCGAGACAATACACGATGAAACATATGAGGCCATCAAAGCACAAGATCGTGTTTATCGTGAAGCAATTCTGGAATTAGCCAAACAAGAAGGATATGTTTGGGATATACAAGACCTAGAAACTGACACAAAAATTGAACACATATTTAAGATTGCTACGAAAGCAATATTTGAAGACACAGATGCTGCATTAGAAAAAGAGAAATTATTTCTATACAAACTTCAACTTTTTGAGGTTGGGAAAATTAAAGGTTCAAAAGATACAGCCTTAAAAAAGAAATTGAGACAAGCAAAGACTGTTATCGAGGCCACAAAGATTGCTTGTGAATTTTATTGATTAAATATCTAAGGTTCTTAGTTGTACTCTTGCATTGGGATCATAAGAAGAACAATTTCTTGTACATTGAGGAATAGGTGATTCTTCTATAGACTTTGGTAGATATTCGGTCCACCATTTATTCTTAAGCATATTTTCTATTGTATTATAATAGATATTATTATCCCATCTATTTTTATTATATTCTTTAATAAGATCAGCTGAATAAAATTGTTCTTGATGACTAATATCATCTGAACCAAGGTCTGAATATCCAAAATAACAACAAGGCCAAACTTGGCCATCAAAGTTTATATTGACTTTGTTGATCAAAGCCCACCTGCAGACAACTTTCCTTTTATATTCTTCATAATCTTCTTCATCGGACATGTGAGCAATAAAGGTGTTTTTTAATTTAGATCCATCAGCCCGTTCTAAAATCTGAATTTTACCTTTTTCATCTACAAACTCATAAACATCGTCCTTAGAAGATTTATTATAGAATCTTTCACTCATTACAAAGGTATGTTGTGTTGACCCTGCTTTTGTAGCAACTTCTTTTATCTCTTTCATATATGGTTGATTGTGTTTAAATAGAATAGTCTGTGATGTAGTCCTTGCAAGAGTTTGAGAAAAAGCCTCCATATTTCTTAGAATTTTATCTAAGTTTGTATTCCTTCTGTAATGTGAATGTATCTCTTGAGTATGGCCATCGATGTCCCATTTTACATGTAAACGCGGTCCATGAGTTTTTCTTTGAAGTCCTCCAAACTTAAACCAAAAATCTTCATCCCTCATACTTCCATTAGTGTCAATTGAAACTGAAAAATCTGGTCTTTCTTTATTCACATCCAAAAAATATTCTATGATTTCATGTATGTCTGGATGCATCATAGTATCACCCCAGGTTGGCACCAAGGCAAGAAAATTTATTCTGCTAAGTAGATCTGGAGTAAATGTTCTAAAAATTTTTTCTTTAGGAACATGAACAAGAGGTACTCTCTCATTTCTAGCAAGACCGTTTTTATTTGTTCTATGACATTGTGGGCATTTTGCATTACAATAAGTTGTAATGTCATATGATATATTTAGATTATGGGGTTCAAATAACATTCTATATCTTAAAATCCTTGTTTACTTGATGTTGAAAATGACAAGCATCTGTCGGATACTTTATAAAATGATCTAATATATAATTCCATGGTTGTCCTATATCGTTGTTAGGAACAGAATATCTTTCTATGATATATGACAAAAATACCTCATTGTTTCTTATCCAACAAGAGCTCAACTCTTCGGGATATAAATTATCATCTAGTGCTTCTAGGAACTTGGCCTGTGTTGCAGGTAATCTTTCTGAACACCTAAGATACTCAGATCTCAACCATTTTGTCACACCAATAGGCATTTGATACACAGACACATTATCAAGATTAAATGTATCAAATATCACTTTATCTGTTTTAGGTATCACATCCAAATCTAAATATAGAACTTCATCATACTGACTTAATAAATTTTCAGTTTGAAACAGTTTATAGAACTGAACATCAACATAATTATTTTGATCAGGAGTAAATATCTCATAGTCAGAATTACACAACTGAGCATATTCTTTTTGTTTTTCTATGAGTTTATCTTTGTGAAAATTAAATGATGTCACCTTCTCTTCTGTTGCTGAAGGATGGTTATCAGTTAAATCTGACCAAACACTAAAGATTATTCTTTTCAATGTATTTCCTTACATACTCGAAATTTTTATTTATGACATGCACTATGTTTGGATTATCTTTTATAGATTTACGGACCATTGTAAGAGTGTAATGCCACTTTTTATCTAAGTCTAAAAGATTGACATTGTTTTGAAGCATCTTGTAACTGAACAGCGTTTCATTATCATAACCAAACATATTTGAAATTATCTCCGGAAACATACCATCCTCTGTTGCCAATTCGTGCATATAATCTAGGTCATTTTCAAAATCGTCAAAGTATGCAAGTTTTTTCAACTGTTCATTGTTTGCTAATATTATACCTGTGTTATACACATCATTTTCACCGTCCATACCATTATACATTAACATTGCCTTTGTGTTCCAATATTTTGCAGTAGGAGATCTTATAGTTGAAAGAGCTTTATTTTTCCACTTCATCATATTTACATTAAAATCTTTCATTGCTCCATCATCGTGATTGACTCTTACTGCAATTCCTTTAGACACGTCTATATCAAATATATTTTCTTTTGTTAAGGGAACAACATCAAAGTCAAAGTAAACAACTTTATTATACTTCTTGCTGTTTTCATATAGCAAATGTATCTTGTAAAAGTTTATGATATTATATTCGGTGATGTATGGTCTGTTTTTAAATGTTTCCTTGTATTGTTTATACTGGTCATCGTCACCATAGAGTTTGTATTTTACCCCTATAGCTTCTGCATACTGTTCCTGTCGTCTTTTTAGAAAGTCATAATGATCTTTTAAGTTTTCAGTTTCTTTATAAAATGAAAATATCATCTACCTATCACCATAAATCTATCATATTCACCTTTCCAGTTTTTTGTACCAGAGTAATATATCTCTCTTAACGGTAATTCTGAAATAAAATGATCAAGCGAATCGTGGCAGTTAATGTGACTGTCTATATCATAATAGTTATTTGATTGTAGACACACAACCATGTCTTTATTCTTTTTCACTAACATTTCATTTAAATCTTCTTGGTCTATATGCTCACATGCAGTACATATCAATACTTTTTTTTCATTATTTCTTGTTTCACTGTTTGCAAACTTTAGACCATCCTCAGTAATAAAATGAATCTTATCATGTACCTTTAACTGTTCACCATATATTTTGCACACAGGATCTAGATCATAGTTCCAAATATCTCCGTCAAACTTTGAATCCTTTATGAGATATGATAACAAACCATACCAACCACCAATCACTATACAAGCATCTTTATCTTGCATGTATGGTTGTAATTCTTTTACTGCCCAAATTTTATTTTCAAATTGTCCACGACTTAAAGAATCAAGGACATCTTTTATGCGAAAAAGATCAATGTCCTTACTCTTTTTTGAATCGTTGTAAACATTAGTGAGGCAACTGATTATTTTCTCAAAGAATAATTGTTTCATGTATTTTATTATCAAATGTTTTATAGTTGAAGTTATAGTCCCAAATATATCGGTCCATACCAGCATATTTGCGTGTGTTATAATCAATGTTACGGGAAAACTTATCCCAATATTCTGTATTGCGATATGATGTCCAAGTCATGATAGAGCTGTTTAACATGGTTTCATATGCATGAGATTCCCAATACATATCTTCTTTCCAGTAATCTCTCATAAAGTGTGGAACTCTCCAGTCTATAGATTCAATATAAGGAAAAGGGTTATCAATGATGTCGATATCGAGATCAAACATGACACAACGGCCATCCAATACAAAGTCGTGTCTGAATACATGAAGCTTGTTCCACCATTTTGCAAGTTTAGGTTTGTTAGGAATTTCTATACAGTCTATTATAACATCTTTTTTGTCCTCTGTAAAACAAAAAATAGGGTAATCTGCATAGTTCATTAACTTTTCTGCTTGACGGTTAACATCATCAGCAGTATATTTTTTACCATGTTTTAACAGTATTACATTCATGAAGTTATATATCCTTATAAATAGATTATAAGTTTATCATGTCGAGTTACTTAGCATCGAGATTGGTCCAAAATGGCAGAATACGAAAAATTTACGATTGACAAAGGTTCCGATATAGCAATTCAATTGGACCTTACAGACACATCTGGAAATCCCAAAAATCTCACCAACTATAGTGCTGCCGCTAAAATGAAGCGCAACTATAACAGCACTGACTCTGACACATTAACATTTGCTGCAGCAATTAATGTGCCCGAAACTGATGGTATCCTAACTCTTTCCTTGACAAATGCTCAAACAGATACTCTTAAAGTAGGCAACTATGTATATGATGCAGAGATCTCTTATGTTGATTCAAACGGATCAACTGTTGTGGAGAGAATCCTTGAAGGAAAAATTAGAGTTAGCCCATCGGTGACATAAATGGCAACAAATATTACACATATTAAAAAGATTACCATAGGTACCCCTGTCCGAAAGGTCACAGGTGCTGCTGCTCAAACAATTGGTGACTTAACTGATGTAACCATACTTGCTGAAAGTAACGGTAATATATTAGCATATAATGCTGCGACTGGCAAGTTTGAATCTACTAGTTCTTTAAAAGATTTAATCATATCAGCAGGTGGTCAAGCATCGGTTGATTCTGCAGGAGGAGATTTCTAATGGCAAATAGACTGCTTATAAAAACCTCCAATAGAACTCCTATGTCAAATAGAATTCTTATAAAAACCTCCAATAGAACTCCTGTAATTACAGAAGCATTAAACAATTCTGCAAAAATTCTTTTAACTGGTGAGTTCGGTTACACATACACTACAGGCGATTCTGCTGGTGGGGATAGACTCTTTATTGGTGCTGGCGGTAACACTTCTGGTAGATCTCGTGAAGTTCATGTTGTTGGTGGTAAATATTTCACTGATATGTTGGACCATCCACGTGGTCAACTTCATGAAAATGCTGCAATCATTACTGATGCTGACAAGAAGATCAACCAACTCAAAGTTGATAATATCACTGTTGACGGAAATGCAATTACCACATCATCTGGTGATCTTACCCTAAATCCTACTGGTGGAACTATCGATGCATCCACTTCCACTATTTCAAACGTTGTTGACCCTACAGCTGCTCAAGAGGCCGCCACAAAGAACTATGTAGACACAAAAGATATTGTATTCGTTTCTGGTGATACAAATGTAGACGGTACCGGTAATGTTCAAACCGGTTCATCAATTCAACTTAAAGGTGCTTGGAATACCAACACAAAAAGAACAGATATCTCTGGTAACTCAGTTAAGGTCGAGGTCAATGTAGATTCTGATCTACTTGGATTGTCTAGACTTACGGTTGATAATATTGATGTCAACGGAAATACCGTTACCACAACTTCTGGCGACTTGACATTAAACTCTGCTGGCGGTACTGTTATTGTCGGTGGAAATTTACAGATTGACGGAACTACAACAACTGTTAACTCAACAAACCTTACAGTAGATGATAAGAATATTACTCTGGCATCAGGCGCTGCAAATCCTACTGCTGCTGACTCTGCTGGTATCCATGTAGACGGTGCTAATGCTGATATCTTCTACGATGCACCGACTGACACTTGGAACTTCAATAAAGATGTTGTTGCTCCAAACATTGATGTGAGTGGTAGCATTACAGTTACTGGTGGAATCACTGGTGGATATAACGGATTTGATTCTGATTTCACTCAAAAGTCTACAACAGATCTAAGTGAAGGAACAAATCTTTATTATACGACGGTTCGAGCAGATTCAGATTTTGATGTCAGACTTGCTACAAAAACAACTGATAATCTAACTGAAGGTTTATCAAACCTCTACCATACAGCTGCTCGTACAAGGCAATCAATTTCTGCATTTGATGCAGGTGGATTTGGTTCTTTAAGTTATGACAACTCGACCGGTATTTTCAGCTATCAGGGGGTCATTTCTTCAGAGATTCGTGGTCTTTTTAGTGGTGCAGGTGATCTATCATATAACTCTAGCACTGGTCAATTCAGTGTAGACGTTGAACAGGTTTATTCAAAG